AGTTCAACAAGTTCAACGCAGGCCGCGACCTGGTCGAACGGTTGGAGCGGCTGGAGCGAGTCGAACGCGCGGCCAGAGAATTCCTCGAGTCCGGCTTCATCGACCCCTACCGCCACGAAATCGTCCGACTCCGCGCCGCCCTCGAGGGGAAGCCATGAATCAAGACCGCCCTGAGCTGAGCGACCTCGAGCGAGAACTGTGCCTGCTCGACATTCCTGAAATTCTTCACCAAGCCGTGTGTGCTGGGCAATTGCCGTCGGACTTCGCGCAGAAGGTGTTGATGGTCCTTTGCGAGAGCCCTCATCCAGGCATGCGGGTTGGTGCCGTCGATGCGCTGTCTTTGTTTGATGAGCCAATTCCGGGGGTCAAATTCGTACTGACCGAACTTGAAGACATGGATCCCAACGAAAGCGTTCGGTCCGCAGCGACTTGCGCACTTGTACTTGTTGAACTGAGCCTGGCAGAGGCCGAGGCGAAGGAGGGCGGGAAGTGAGTGCGGAACTCGACGAGTCGAGCGGACGCACCGCTCTTCAACGAAGGCAGACGCTGCGGCTTATTAGAGAGCGCGATCGCTGGAAGGCCCTGGTGAAGCGCCTCCTGAGGGCAATCGAAGACCACAAGATGGAGGGCGCTGGCGTGTGCGCCGCAGTTAATGACGCCAAGCGAGCAATGAAGGAGGCGAAGAAATGACCCAAGAAGAGGTCACCAAGGCGCGAGCCGTGGCTCAAGAAATCAAAGAACGCCAGGAGTCCAAGTCCGTCACCAGGCGAAAGCAAATCCAGGTCACGCGAATCGACGAAAAGACGGGCGCCGTGACAACCGTGGCAATCCCGAAGAAGAGGAAGAAATGAACCGAAAGGAGTTCAGTGAGGCGCTTGTGGCGGCAAAGAAGGCGATTGCAGCGGCCGGCGAAGTGGTCGAGGTGCTAATCGAGGAGTTCGAGAAGAAGCCCGAGAGACCGGCGACAAACCCGACGCTCGAAGGAGCAATCGCAGCCCTTCAGGCCAAGGCCTCGAAGTTCTCGAAGGGGAGCCGGAACCGGGAAATCGTCGAGTCCTGCGTCGAGACGCTGAGGGAGCTGTGACCGAAGACGAGGAAGCGGAGCTGATCGAGAGACTCGACCCGGTCATCAAGAGGGTCACCGACATAGCCACCCGACGCGTGCGCGAGAACTTCGAGCCATTCGCGCGGGCGATTCGAGCCGAGGAGCGAGAACGGTGCGCGAAGCTGGTCGAGAGCATCGAGCTGGCCAGCGATAGATCCATCTTGGCCCAGGCCATTCGAGCCCTAGGCGACGAGTAGCCGGCGGCGACATATTCGGTCGATGTGTCGACGTTTCGGCGAAGCATCGACACGAGTACGACTGAACGACCAAAGGTCAGAAACCGACACCACCCCCGTTTGACCCTACGACCGAAACGACCAAAGGGTGAGGAGTTAGCCGGCGACCCATAACTCCTGCCGGCTCAAGGCAAGTGTTTCAGAAATCCCGGCGAACACTTGCGCCGAATCCAGGTTACCGGCGGAGGGGGACCGAAAAAGTAAACAAACTCAAAACCTGAAGAAGTGAGTTTTCCCGGGCCGGGCCGACTCAGGTCGATTTCGTGAAATTCGTTAATTTCGTACTTCGTTCGGCGCGGCTGGCGCTCCCCGACGCGAGGCGCCAATGTAGGCACCGAGGGGAAAACCACCAATGCTTACAATGTGTTGAAGAGTTCATAAGTTGACTGGCCTGCGGTCGAACATGCACAGTTCTGCCTACGCTGACACTCGTGCGAGCAGCGAGAGCGGCGCCCCTGGTTGGGCGCCTTTCGCGTTTCTGGGGTCGGTGCGATGTCCGACAAGCCGAAAAGCAGGGGCAAGGCAGGGCTACCGGGCGTTCCGTTTGAACCTGGCCATGACATCGGGAAAGAGACCCGATGGAAGCCGGGCCAGTCTGGCAACCCGTTGGGCCTTCCGAAAGAATTCGCCCACGTTCGGGACTTGGCCAGGCAGTACACTGGCAACGCTGTACGCGCGCTGGTCGAGATAACGAACTGCGACGGCCACCCGGCGCAGGAGAGGGCCGCAAAGGCCATCCTCGATCGAGCCTGGGGCACTCCCGAGCAGACGCTGCAGGTCACCGGAGCCGACAAGGGCCCGCTGCAAATCGACTTGGTGCGCTTGAACGATGAGCAGCTCCGACTCCTCGAGCGCCTTATTGCTGAAGCTACAGGGCCTGCAGTTGCCGACCCTGGAGGCGATTCGGGAGGAGAAGGCGAGGAGGAGCCTCGCTGACTGGTGCACGTACGTCGATGACTCCTACGTCGTCGCGGCGCATCACCGGAAGCTGATTGACGCGCTCCACCGGGTTGAGCGGGGTGAGCTGAAGCGGCTGATGGTTTCCATGCCTCCCCGGCACGGAAAGAGCCTCACGACCACGACGCGCTTTCCAGGCTGGTTCCTGGGAAGGAACCCCGACAAGCGGGTCATCATCGCGTCAAACACCGCCTCGCTGGCGGAGTCGTTCTCTCGGCGCTGTCGAAATGAGCTGACGCAGTGGGGTCCCGAAGTCTTCGGGGTCGAGGTCGCCGACGACTCGGCGGCAATGAATCGATGGGACCTTCGCGAAAGACGCGGCGGTCTGGTGGCAGCTGGTGTTGGGGCAGCAATAGCTGGCCGTGGCGCGGACCTGCTGATTATCGACGACCCGAACGCCAACGCGCAGTCGGCCGAAAGCGAAACGCAGAGAAGGGCTCAAGTCACCTGGTACCAGCAAGACGCGCGAACCCGACTTCATCCGGGCGGCTCGGTCGTCGTGGTGATGACCAGGTGGCATGAGGCGGACCTATCCGGTCACCTTCTCGAAGAAGCAAAGCTGGGCGGCGAGCAGTGGGAGCAGCTCGTGCTGCCGATGATTTCTGACGACGGGTTGATTCTCTGGCCTGAGCGCTGGACGCCGGAAGAGTGCGAAGGACTTCGAAAGTCCGTCGGCTCGCGAACGTGGGAAGCGCAGTATCAACAGAGGCCCGCACCCGCTGAAGGAACACTCCTCAAAAGGGAGTGGTGGAAGTTCTATTCAGAGCGCCCGAAGGTCTTCGACGCGACGCTCATGTCTTGGGACATGACGTTTAAGGGGACCGGGAACTCTGACTTCGTTGTCGGACAGGTTTGGGGAAGGGCTGGCGCAAACCTCTACCTGCTCGATCAAGTGCGCGGGCGTTGGGACTTCCCCGCCACCTGCGCGCAAGTGAAGGCGCTGGCGGCAAAGTGGCCACAAACCACGACGAAGCTTGTCGAAGACAAGGCCAATGGGCCGGCGGTCATTTCAACACTTCGAAATGAAGTTCAGGGTTTGATTGCGGTAGAGCCTGATGGCGGCAAAGAAGCTCGAGCATCTGCCGTCTCCGCGTTGATTGAAGCGGGCAACGTATTTCTTCCCGAGCGCTCAATCGCTCCATGGGTTGACGACTTTCTACTCGAAGCGACCGCCTTTCCTTTCGGCGCCCACGACGACCAGGTTGACGCCATGACGCAGGCGCTCAACCGACTTCGCGCCGGCACAAACAAGATTTCAAAACCGTCACCACCCCGCGAACGCGATGGCGGCGTGACGATGTGAGCTAACGCTTGGGCAAATCCCGAAGAGACAGGAAGCGAGCGCAACAGCTCGCCTTGGCCGACTCGTCTGCGAAGCCCTCCAATGTCGTCTCCATCCAAAAGGATGAGGCCGGCATTTCTGGAACCAACAATTGGTCGGGCAAGATTTACGCGGAAGCCAACTCCAAGCTTCAGTGGGAGCGGGCCTATGGAACTCCAGGCTCACAAACCTGGGGCGAGTGGGAAAAGCTCGAGCGGACCGACCATGCGGTTGCCGCGGCGCTGAATCTCCTTGCTTCGCCTCTTCGCGACGCTTCGATTGACATCGAGCCTGCCGACAGTGACGAGCAATCAATCAAGATTGCCGACTTCGTTAGGGACAACTTCCAAGAGTGGCTGGAGCCGCGCTGGCCCACACTGATCGAACAGATGGTTCGAACCGGTGTGGCCTACGGCTTCTCGATCCACGAGATTGTTTGGGGTAGCCGCCAAGACGAGCGCGTCCCCGGTGGCCAAGCCTTCTTCGTGAAGAAGCTGGCACAACGCCTCCCCTCCTCCGTCATGTCAGACGGTTGGAAGGTCGAGGGCGGCGAGCTGAAGTCCATCCGCCAAAGCGGACTGCGTGACGGCAAGTGGGAAACCAACATCGACCTGCCTGCCGACAAGGTCGTTCTCGCCACCTGGAATCGAAACGGCGACAACTTCCAAGGCTTCAGTGCCTTCCGTCCCGTTTGGTACCTGGCGACTATGCGCGCGGACCTTCTGCGCATCATCGCGATTGGTCACCAGCGCGAAGCCCTGGGCGTGCCAGTCGCCGAGCGTGACCTCAACGCCACACTGACCGACGAACAGCAAGACGAGCTGCAGGAGATGCTGGAAAGCTCTCTCTTCCACGAGAACGCCGCGATTGTTCTGCCCGCGGGCGTGAGCATCAATTGGGTGTTCTCGGCGGGCGCCAACAAAGGCCAGGTGCTTGAAACCTGGAAGCAGCTGGGCTTGGCAATCCTCGAGACGGTGCAGGCCCAACAGCTGTTCTTGGGTACCTCGAACACCGGCTCACGTGCGGTCGGCGACACCCACGACGGCACCAAAAACGACTTTGTGGCGGGCATCCGCGCATGGCTCGAAGGCGTGCTCAACGGCATCGGCTCACAACCCTACACGGGCATTGTGCGCAAGCTGGTTGACCTCAACTTCGGCCCTCAAAAGAAATACCCGTTCTTGTCTCTCGTGGTGAAGCGCCGCGACCTGGGCGCCTCTGAGCTGGCCAACGCCGTCAAGGTGCTCAAAGACGCTGGCGCACTCACCATCACCGAGAATGACGAGAATGAGCTTCGGGACCGGCTCGGCCTGAGTCCTATTGACCCTGAAGAGAGAGCCGCCGAACGTGAGCGCGCCCGTCAGGTTCAGCCATCCGCGCCGGAACAACAGAAGTCCGACGCCGGTCCCGAAACCAAAACCTCGTCGGACTCCCCCCAATCAGACGAGATTGCAGACGGCCACCCTAGCAGGCCTGGTCGTTCTGCCCTTTCAGAGGGCGGCTTTGTGCCCGCCCGCTTGCTGCGCGAGGAAGAACGACACCTTGCGCTTGGCGAGATGGACTCCTTCCACACGAACGCCCGCCTGGAGTTTGAGCGCGATGCGAAGGACATCCTTCAAGACATCATCCGTGGCGCCCTCCCCGCCGTGCGCGATGCGATGGCAGATGGCGACCCGTCTGAACTCAACGGCTGGAACCCCGACACCAAGCTCCTGTCGAAGATGGTCGAAGTCTTCATCGAGCGGGCCCGAGCCTTTGGTTACCGCCAAGCGGCCAACGAGCGGAAGCGACAGCCGGCAATAGCCCCCAAATCAAAGAAACAAGCCGAAGCCCTTAATAAGGGGCTGCCTTTCGCCGCCTTATCAAAGGTTCTGAAGCTCGAAGAGGATGACCGGCAAGACCCGACCGCACCCAGCCTTCCCGACGTGAAGGTCGACAAGCTGGTCAAAGCGCAAACCCAGCTGGTCACGAACAAGATTAAGGCCCGGCTGAAACAGCAGATTCAGGACTACGCGATTGACGCCGTTCGAACCGGCGAGTCAGCCGACGACGTAATCGACGACGTGCTTGAGGACATCGAAGAGAGCAAGACCCTTCGCTCTGACGCTGGCCTGGTAACCGCGCGTTCCTTCGCCATGGGCCGCGAGCAGTTCGCAACCGAGCACGGCGATGAAGTGACCGCCGTTCGCTACTCCGCTGTGCTGGACAAGAACACCTGTGGGCCGTGCGCCGCGGCCGATGGCTCTGAGTTTGAGTTCAACTCTGCCGAACACGACGAATACACGCCGCCTTATCGAGACTGCGACGGATGGTCGAATTGTAGGTGTTTGCTCATCTACGTCTTCGAAAAAGACGGCTTCCACCGAGACGACGAGTAATGAGAATCGAATACGTCACCACCTCGACCGGACCCGCTCCGGCCGATGGGCACGCGCTCGCCAACCAAGACGGCTCAGCGAAGTGGTGCCAGCTGTTCCCGATTGGCGTGGTCAAACACCGCGCCGACTTCCCCAACGGAAAGATTGTCTTCGACACCAAGTTCCTGACCTCGATGGTCAATAACTGGCTTGAAGAGGGAAGCCCGCAGCGCGCCATCAACTACTTTCACCGTGGCACGTCCGACGGCGACGCAACCCCCATCAGCGAGAAGATTGCGGCTGGTTGGATTCAGGGCCTGCAGCTTCGCGAAGACGGGCTTTGGGCGCTCATCGCTTGGACCGAGAAGGCCCGTGGCTTCATCTTGGCCGACGAGCTTCGCTACCTCTCCCCCGAATTCACCACCGATGGCCTGAATAAGGCCACTGGCAAACGACAAGGGCCGACCCTTCTGGGTGCTGCACTGCTCAACGACCCTTATTTAACCGAGCTGCCGAGGGTCGCGGCCAGCGAGAAACCTGAGGCCGAACCCTCGGCCATCGGAGCACGCATGGATAAGAAACAACTCTGCGATGCCCTCGGTCTTGCCGAGGACGTAGCAGACGAAGAAGTGACCAAGGCCATTGCCGAACTGGTCGAAGCGAAGAATGCTTCAGCCCTGTCGGCGACCGAGACGGCCACCAAGCTGGGCGAGCTGGAAAGCTCCACTGTCACGCTGACCGAGAAGCTGTCCGCTTCCGAGAAGCGCGTTGCTGAGCTGGAGTCAGAGAAGCGCACTGCCGAAGTGAAGAGCTTCGTTGACGGCTTGGTGAAGGCCGGCAAGGTGACCCCCGCCATCCGCGAGAACGTGGAAGCGATTGGCTTGTCGTCTGGCGTGGACGCAATCAAGTTCTTCGAGAAGGCCGTCCCGGCCGTTTCGATGACTGAGATTGGCGTTCCTGCCGGAAGCAACGGCGACCCCAAGAAAGAGGCGCTTCAGCGCTTCGACGCCAAGGTGGCCGAGCTGCAAGGCAAAGGCATGAAGTTCGCCGAGGCCTACAGCGCCGCCCGTCAGGCTCTCCCAGAGGACTTCATTCAGGCTTTCAGCAGCTAACCCCAAACCAAACAAACTTTGCCCGCTGACAGGGGCGCTCTCGCAAGGGGGCGCCCTTTTCTTTTGGGCTCGAAAGGCAATCAAACATGTCGAGCTACAATTACCAGAACGTTTCACCCCTGCAGGCGACCGCCGGCGGGACCATTGAGGCCTTCCGCGTTGTGGAAGGAACCCTCGCGTCGTGCACCGCCGCGAACGCGATTGCTGACCTGGCAATCGGCGTTTCGCTGCAGTCTGCCGCCTCGGGCGATGTGATTTCGCTCCAGACCCACGGCATCGCGAAAATCACCGCGTCGGCGGCCATCACGGCCGGTGACGAAGTGATGGTGACCGCGTCGGGCTCGGGCAAGGTCTCGACCTCGTCGGGTGCGACTGCTCGCTCTGTTGGCGTGGCGATGACTGCCGCCGCCGCTGATGGCGACATCATCGAAGTCCTCATCCAACTGCCGAACGTCAAAGGCCCGGCCAACTCCTAACCCTTAACCACATTGGCCTGCCTTTGAACGAAGGCGCTCTCGGCGACGAGGGCGCCTTTTTCTTTGCGCGGGCTCCTCAAAAGGAACCCACACAATGCCTCTCAATCCATCATCGTTCAGCACCACCTCGCCGCTTACGAACATCTCGATCAAGCACAGCAATGAGCTTGAGGGATACGTGACCGACGAGATTTTCCCTCCCCTGGTTGTCTCGAAGAACGTCGGCAAGTTCTATGTGTATGGC